AGAAAATTCCCCTACTGTAGAAGTGTTATCTGCTTTCAACATGACCTTTTTATTCTTTGTGGGTGCCTGCTTATCATAGGGCTTAGGAAAGCCAAATTCATCCAGATCTTCTGCCTTTACATAACCAGATTGCGCAGCAGCAGTTGTAGGAACAGCAAGTGTCACATTTTCAGCCCATGCAAACACAACAACACTAATGGGGTCAGTCCCGCCGTTTGCATGCTGGAGAATATCAAAATCATGAATAGTAATGCGACCTAAGAAATCTTCCCAGTTCGCAACAGTTATATCAACATAGTTCTCAGGCCAAATAAAAGGCAATAACATTTCGCCACCCTGCGAGCTAGTAGGATCAATCAACAAATGGGGCTTTTGAGAAGCTTGAACTAAATCCTCTATAAAGAAAGCCCTATTTTTGGTCACTTGGTCTTGGTTGATATAAGGGTTATATGACATAAGCGCACGTCCGTAATAAAAAGAGTTACCATTAATTAAAACCTTAATCTTTAAGTTACATCGAAGATTGCGGTAACGATTAATCTTATCAAGAACATCACTATTGCCAAAGAAATCCGACCAAGGATTAAACACCTCGAAGAGACGTGCTCCTCCTGGTGTCCACTGGAATTCTTGAATCTTGACCGGACGCGATAGAAACGAACCGAGTTGCGCATCCTGATACCCAGACAATTTAGTGGTTTCATCACTATTTGCCAAGATATCATACGACCACGGCTGATCACCATCAATAAAATGTACGTTTTGTGTAGAAGTCTGTGGCATTTCCTTTGAAATAGACGCACCAACGACTTCAGGTACACTAGAATTATTAGTTTCCTCCATTGAGGAATATGTATTTTCATTATTAATTTCTGTAGTAAGCAATTTATTTCTTAGGGTATGAGCTCTACTCAAAGCGCACCCCGCAATACATTTATTCGGTTGACGAAACCTCCCATAAAAATGGGTACTGCGCGAGGGCAGTGTCTACGATATGCAAGCCTATATTATATACATAACATATAAAAATATATAGATACGGTAATCCAATACATAAAGACTATTTTAAACTTATACTACGGATAATTCCGGAGTCTGGCTGAGTTTTATGTCGTCCCAAGACGGTGCCAACTTATAAAAAGTAGTCAATAACACGATATAAAAGAGGTTCCAAAACATCCGCTGCATAACATGCAATCTTTGGGAGCATCATAAGCAAATATAGCTTAATAGTTCCCACAAAGAAAGGAAACAAATCTGGGATCGCACCACAAACAACGAACACATACATCCAGCGCGTATCAAAACGCGTGAATTTAATGGTCCACTTGTCGGTAGCAATCTTAAACCAGGTTAGCGGAAAGAAAATCAATGGTAAAATGATCGCTTGGTAAAATTCCCACGAAAATTTCGGCCACATAATGGCAATGTGAGAATTTACACAATGCCCATACTCATGGCGGGGCACTTCAATGCCACATTGTTTTTCATACTCTCCTTCGAGGTATTTCTCACGAAACAAATCCATCCTCATGTCATACGAAACTCCAAGTTCCGTACACATGTGTGAGACACCAGCGCGTTGAGCTACTTCCGTCATTTGTGCACGACGCATTTCGTACATCTCTCGACCATACTGCCACCACTCACGCAAAGCACCATCGATATTCATGGCGCTTTGATCCTCAAGCGAAACAGCTTTAGAGCGAAGGACTGTATGCAAAGATTTAAAAATAGAAGCCTCATCAAGGACTCCATGAATCAACTTTGTCTCTGCATTATACAAATTGTGCCTCTTAAGAAAATCCGCCTCCTCATCCTTCATATAGGGAGTGGGTTCAGATTCCTTATCAGGCATGGTAAAAACCATATCACGCTCCTTCAAAAATTTTGCATAGGAGATATGATTAAACCAGTCGTGGCCCTTTCTAACAGAACCTTTCACGTCATCACCGTAAGTCATCACGGCTACATTAACGCGAAATGGTTCGGGATTTCCCAAATGTGCAGGATACATTTTATAATATGCGCTGCGCAACAGGAGAGAATTAACAATACAATTAATATACACTGTCAAATTCTGTCCTGAAGGGTTGGAACCCCGGTGAATAATGATATCTCCATTATATGCTACACAAGAATACGCAATCTCCGTTGCAATTCCTTTCATAATAATAAGATCATCATCACTATAACTTCCACATGTTTGTGCTATATCCAACAAACACTTGAAGGCAGCCATAATCATACCAGCTGGCATACGCAAATCATATTTGCTATAATCGCCAGCCAAGATACGATCATTACCAAACTTCCTCATGTGGCGAGCCAATTGGTCCCACTCCGGACCTTGAGCATTGACTCCAACAGCACACTCAGAAACCAAGGGAAATAGCGACAATAATCGGGCAATAGGCAAGTAATACTTTCGTACCATTAGTTGCGTAGCCCAATCTGCTGCTTGAAAGACTCTAACTTTGTCCTTCCCTATTTTGGTAGGCTCATCCTTTACACAAGCTTTAAAAATGGAATAACACCGCTTTCCCGCACGTAGTTCTGAACACATTTTCTCACATTCCTGCAAGATAAGGTCGTCACAGCGTGCTGGACAAGCATGAGATGGATAATCCTCTGGATCCAATAATGAAATCATATCACTTTTGGGACCAGACAATGGAAATCCCTTTGAAGTAGTTTTGCACATAGCATCGATGAAACGTGCTCCATCTCTACCACAAAGAGTCTCCATTTCATCAAGAGGCTTCAATTCCTCAAGAACCATCTCAGAAAATTGCGGTTGTTGAAATGTCTCAACTATTCCAGCTGTATAGTCTTGAACTGCCCTATCTATAAGGGAAGGTTCAACTCCTGCACCCGGATTAGCAGAGTACTCAAGTGATGCCTGCCACATCTTCCATCGATGAAAAGCTGGAGGACCATGATTATTTGGTACCCCCGTAATTTCTTCCACATATTGAGAAATAGGTGTGACAGTGACATTACTCTTAGTATGTGATGCACGCTGCTGATTTTGTCCCAAATACTCCACATTACTGCCTTTAGGCAAATAGTTGATGGGAGAATTGCGATGTACATCTCGCGAGGAAATAACCTGCTTATCATAGCGATCAACAGGAAAATCTCCATTTACATGCGATGGAAAAGCTCCTTTCCAAGTAACATGTGCATCTGCAATAGCCGTGAGAATTTCATCACGTGAGACAGTAAGAGCCTTACCACTGGGCGTACCAGTGATACCACGAAGATGGAAACCAGCAATACAAGATTTTCTGAATCTTCCAACTATAGTGGCCATACACATACCAGTAAAGGTATCATATGGAGCCTTATACTGAAATCCCGGACCGCCTGCTTCCGAATCCCTAGTGGGAGTAATACGCATCAAATCTTTACGTAAACTTCCATCTCCGTCACGGTACAGTAATTCACCAGAACCAATAACAGAAACAGTATCCGGAAACAAATGGGTAATATCAGAGTGAACACCTCCTGAAGGAATATTGACAACAGCCAAATCCTTTCCTGGAATGGGAATCATATGTGAAACACTAACGTATCCTTTGAATGTTGAATTTAACAATTCAGGATCTCGCTTTGTGATCAACGCCTTCATATCTTTACGATTCTCAAATAGATGTAATGGCAATAAATAAAGCGTTCCACCAAGTGCTAACACATCACATGTTTGGATGAAATCATTCTCTACAAAACGACCATGAAACAAATTCTTTGAAATTTTATCTACAATCTGTTCATGAGTCATAGTAGCACAACGATCATCAACATGCAACTCTTCTACTACAGGATTTGCCCAAGGATTAACCTCAGCATCTCGTACTGCAATTTCTTCAACACTATCTGGCGCTAATGCTGATTGGGAAAGCATACGCAACGACTTATAAGAAGTTACAATATTATATAGCACTTTTCCGACAAAGCACACAGAAAAAAGCTCTAAAGCTTTAGACTTACGCAAAGATGCAAAGAGATGTGAAGTTAGATCCTTACGGTTCGCAAGACGTGAACACATCATATCTTTCCACTTAGCCAACATGACTATGTAGAAAACAAAGTGCATCACGCTAACGATGACTCCAAACCAATAACCTATGACATTCAGACCAATAGCACACGACAAACTTGAACACCATAATATGAACAAGTTAATACGAACACGGGATTCATACTTAATGAAATCATCAAGATGATGCCACATGTAGAGCCATTGTAAATAGCTAAAGGCATGAATGCGCGATGGGACAAAACCCATACAGTAATTTTTCCAAGTCGAGATACAAGCAAATTGTCTCTCAAAGAAATCAAATGCATAATCACAATTAATTTGCTTATCAAAATCACAAGTGCATAAATTCTCAGCCAAGTTACAGGAAGAACAGTAGTTGCGCGATGCAACCAAACTTTCCCCTTTCGCAACAATAAGGCGCTGCACATCAAAATGTGCTTTACACTCTTTTGTGCAAAACTTAAGCAAAGAATCAATGTCAATAGGTTTATTTCCTATAGCACCATCAAAGGGTTTCAAATTATC